GTTGAATCTTGAACAGCAATCTGTCCTTGCATCATACCGAATATACTTTCATATAAAGTTAATCCATTAACAAATCCGCTAATATCTATTTTACGTACTTCAATTTTTATACTATCTAGATTAAGCATTTTGCATTACTTTAATAAACTGTGTAGATACCGCTGTCATGTGTTCAGGCTTAATTACTTTAAGTTGCCTGTTTTGTTCAGTTACAGCCGACTCATAATCGATGTATGTATATGCGGTAGTTCCAGCATTTCGACGTTTTACCCATTCTCCACTAGAATCATCAACATGATGATGAGGCGCATAAGCTTGACTCTTAATAAATTCACAAGCAACTGAGTCAGAAGAATTACCGCCTTGTAGGGTTTCACCAGCTTCAACAAAAGTACCACTTGTTTTTTCAATAACAAGATATCCCATATTAACATGAATCTCTTTTATAATTCCTGTTGCACTACTCACACTACCGGTAACTGTTTCACCTAAAATAAATTTATCTACTAATGTTTCATTAGTATCTGCAGCTAAGTATTGATATTTGTTAATACAGTATTCTACAAGCTGACCTGAGCTCATTGGCCAGTCATCCCATATATTTTTTATTTGTGGATTAAGTAATAAGAATGTCCAATGGAAGTCATCAGTACCGTATAAACGTTGGCTTAAATGATCTGGTCTTTCGCCGTCTATAACTTCTACTGTTTCGTAATAACCTATATTATTAATTAATGCATCCGAAACCTTTGCTTTAGCTGTCAGATTTTTCATTAAGTCTAAATTGCCAGATGCATCTATATCTATTGGAACACTTGCTATATTTTTAAAATACATATTTAATACCCTGCCTTGACATCATCTCTATATAATGGACTAAGTTCTTTGAGTGTTACAGTTAATCCAATTTCTACTGGTGAATTATTCTTTCTAAAGAATGAAGAATTATTTGGATTATATGTAACACCAACATTCTCTACAACAACAGGAGGTAATTGAATCATGTCTTTTGAACCATGGAATGATACTATACAGTGATCAGGAACTGTGATTGTGACCTGATCATTTTTTGTGGCATGCATAGACTCTCTTAAGAATTTAATTAATCCTGTTGCTTGATCAGATTCTTGTTCTGAATCAGGTAGTATAGTCCAATTAAAAGTAAATGATCTTAATGGTGTTGAAGCGTAAGCTGCAAATTCGTTTTTATTTAATAGTGCACCGGTAGATCTTTGCATTTCAGTTGCGATAATATCACCAACACCATAACCAGCTAAAGCACCTAACATACCGCCTCCAGCTATTTTACCTGCACCTGCACCATATACTGAAATTGCTTGTGTACTAGCCAACACTGCTTTATTATTAAAAACATCTGCACCTCCACCAGCTATCATTTCATTTAAGCCAGCAGCAAATTGTCTTGTGTCCTCGTTATATGTTACACCGTCAGATATCTCAATTCCAGTTGGCATATACAAACAAATAGAACCTGTATATGTTCTTCTTACTGGAGTTGTATAAGCTTCGATTAATCCTTTTGAAGCTTCGAATGCTTTACCATTAGTAATACTGTTATTTACTGCTGCGGAATTTGCACCACCAGCAGATTCCATAATTGCATTTTCTCTGTTTGTTCCACGACCGATAGTATTATCTTGGTTCAAAACGTCAGCTGCCCTTCCTATTACTGCAGCTGAGTTACTTTTAAGAAATCCCGCAGTCCAATTAAATCCTTTTTTACCTTGTTGTGCAAAAGTTGAATTATTCTTATTCGGAGTACCATCAACTTTCATAAACTCAAACATCATATATGGTTCATTAGTTAATTGAGAAAGATTATTCATACGCTGTTTAGCGTACTCACTAGTTTCATGACTGTTAAAGCTTATATCATCTTGATAGGTATCACTACCAACTGTTGATGGGTATTTCCAAGATTGGAAAGAAAATCCTCTAGCTTTGTCAGCTATTTCCCTACCACGTTGGTGTCTGTGATCTTCTGCTGGATCTTGCATAATTGTTCCTTTGGTTTGTTATATACTTATTTATACGGGTTTGTATAAATAGTTGTATGAAAAAAACATATTCTGGATCATGGAAACCTAAGAACCTTGCTAAGTATAAAGGTGACCCAAACAAAATAACGTATAGATCATTGTGGGAACGCAATGCATTTCGTCATTTAGATGATGCATCATGGGTTAAATGGTGGAACTCAGAAGAAACTGTTATAGGTTATATATGTAAAACAGATAATAAACCTCATAGATACTTTGTTGACCTCACTATAAGAACTACAAAGGGTGAGACCTGGTTAGTTGAAATTAAACCATCATCACAAACAAAACCACCTAAACGTAAAAAGCTTAATGAAGCATTAACCTACATGAAGAATGTTTCTAAATGGGAATATGCAAATAAGTTTTGTGAAAACCGTGGGTATAAGTTTTATATTTGGACCGAGAAAGAATTAGAGGCAATGGGTATTAAGACAATGACCTTAGGGTTTAAAGCAAGCAAAACTAAAACTGGTAGAAGAATATGGAAAACACTTGGTAAAAAGGTATAAATATAGTTATGAAAGAAGAAGATCAAAGTGATGGTAAACTAGAAATATCTCTAAGAATATTGGGGAACGAAATAATAGGATTTAAAATGATGGTAGATGATTTTAAAATAAAGTTTTTACTGGGTGGTATAGCAGCTATGGGTATTATAGCATATATCATGGTAGTATTCGGACCTCAATTAATGGAGACTTTTAGTGGCTAGTTTGTTTGACAAGTTAGAATCAGAAGCATTTCGTAAAGGAATACAGGCAAGAACTAAAGAAGCCGAAGTATGGTTTGCAAAGAACGTAAAGAAGCTTGGTAAGTTAGGGCCTAATGTTTTAAAAGATGATAGACTAAAGAAGACACGTATAAAAGCTGGTGATATGGTAATGTACACATATGATCCAAAGCTTAAAAAGACTTTACCTTACTATGACACATTTCCTTTAGCTGTTATTGTAGGTAAAGCACCAGGTGGATTCCATGCATTAAACTTGCATTACTTACCACCTAAAGTTCGTGCTATCTTCTTAGACAAATTAAATGATGTAACGAATAATCAAAAGTTTGATGATTCAACTAAATTTAAAATAACGTATAAATTGTTAAAGGCTACGAGTAAGTATAAGTATTTTGCACCATGCTACAAACATTATTTGACACCTAATGTAACATCAAATGTTATGAAGGTTAATTCATCAGAATGGAATATAGCAATATTTTTACAAACAGCTGCGTTTAGGAAGAAGAGTCAAAGATATATTTGGGGTCAATCAAGGAGAAAATACTAATGGCATTACCGGTAAGTATCGATACAATGAAGTCTACAATTAACCGTAGAGGTGGTTTAGCACGTGGAAATAGATACGCAGTTTATATAACTCATCCATCAAAGTCTATAAACAGTTTATTAGGATATAATCCCGCAACTCTCTTGAGTAATTTAATTTCAGGTGATGGTGTAAATATAGCAGACTTTATTACTGATCCGAGAGATATGTTTTTATTATGTCAAACAGCAATGATGCCAGGTAAACGTATACTCACACAAGAAGCTATGCATAACCACCACATGTCTAAAAAACCTTATTCCGCTGCAACAGATGAAGTTAGTATGTCATTCTTATTAACGAATGATTACTATATTAAAAAGTATTTTGATATGTGGCAAGAAATGATTATTGATACATCAGGTAGACACTATAAGGCATTTTATAAACAAGACTATTGTACTGATGTACTCATACAACAGCTGTCGCCATCAAATGATGTTATTCCAGGATATACAATTAAACTTACAAATGCATATCCAATTACGGTAAGTCAAATTGATTTATCTGAAGGAGCAGATGGACTAACATCAGTAAGTGTTACGTTTGAATATGATAATTTCGAATCATTAAGTTTAACAGATGGATGGGAAGATCTATCAAATAAGATGTTACAGATAGGAGCGAATACGCTAGATATATTTAAGCGTGTATTTTAATTATAACAATGGAGATATAATGATATGTTGCCAATTATAGCAACCCCAAAGTATGATATGATTGTGCCCTCAACAGGGCAAAGTATTATATACAGACCATATGTGGTCAAAGAAGAAAAGATTTTATTAATTGCATTAGAATCTGAAAGCGAAATAGCAATTGAAAGAGCTGTGACTGATATTATTAAGGCTTGTGTAGAAACACCAATTGATATAAAGTCATTCACGATGTTTGATATCGAATTTATGTTTACTACTTTGCGTAGTAAATCTGTAGGTGAAGGTATTGAAGTTCAATTGGAGTGTTTAAGTGATGAATGCGAAGCAACACAAAAAAATAAAATTAATTTAGATGATGTTTATGTAGCTAATCTAGATACTGCTGCAGATATGCATTTAAAAATAAATGACGAGATTAGTGTTGATTTAAAATATCTTGGTTATTCAGATAGTTTAACTCAGGCTCAAAGAGCTACTGAGACTGAAGCTGCTATTAATATGGTAGCAAAAACAATTGATACAATTTATAGTGGTGAAGAAACATATACAACTAAAGATGCACCGTTTAACGAAGTAGTGAGGTTTGTTGAAAGTTTAAATAATGATCAGTTTGCTAAGATCATAAACTTTATGACAGACTCGCCGGTAGTAACTTATGATCTTGATTATAAGTGTGGTGCATGTGGACATCAAAATGTTAGACAGCTGAGAGGATTGACAGATTTTTTTTCATAGCCCTTTCGCATGATAACGTAGCAAATCAGTTAAAAACTAATTTTGCTTTAATGGTCCATCATAATTTTAGTTTGGCTGATTTAGAAAATATGTTACCATGGGAAAGGGAATTATATTTAGTTCTCATGAAGGAACATATTGAAGAAGAAAATAGAAAAAATAAGGAACGACAAGCAAAAATGGGATAAAAACTTATGGCAAAGAAAACACAAGAAAGTTTATTAGGTGAAGTAGTACAACTTCTGCGAAAGCAGAATCAACTGAGTACGCGCGATAGACTGAAAGAAGCCGAAGAATCTAAACGTCAACAAAAAGCTGATGAGGCTATTTTAAATCCAAACGCTAAGACGTCAGCTACGGGCGAACCTATAGTAAACGATACAGTAGACTTTAAGCGAAGAATCAAAGCCAATATTGCCGGTAAAGAATATGCTGAAAAGCGAACTGCCCCAAAATCTAAGGCAAAGAAAAAAGTCCAAGAAGTAATTAAACACTCTACATTTATGACAAGACGTTTGATTGAGAAATCAAACAAGATGATGTACCGAATCAATATCGAGAATGCAAATGCTGATCTAATGAGGTTCAAATATAAAAAAGCAAAAGATCAGGAGAAAGAACAGACTGATGAGGAATACCGTAGAGAGCATGGCG